CTCCAATGTTAAGTAGATAATTCTTGTACGATGTCTTTGATTCTAATACTTTGATCTTTTCATTTACCGATGTACTAATGTTGATGGACGTAAAATGACTAAGACAAGTATCAAAATAATGAAACAATGTGTCAATTACAAATTCAATATCATTGATGGAAGCGGTGGAGAAGAAATCTGAAAATGTATGACCAGGAACGTACTCCATATCAAAATAATTTTCTTGAATGTCATACACTTTTGGAGCATCAACATTCTTCAAAATACGTTGCGAAAACAACACTTGTTTATGAGCTTGTGATAAAAGTCTTGAGTTGTAATCATCTGAAGAAGAATACTTACGAAGTATTCGATCATTGATTAACTCAAGACGACATCCAGATAAACCAGTGTTGAGTTGTGTCATACGTGATATTTGGAATTATCTTTTGAGAGATGAATGATCTTTGGATCAAACTGACATTGTGATGCAAAGTCTTCTGGAAAAGCAAAAGCAGGATGCATAACGTGAACATCAGATCGACGTTCTGCAAAGAACTTATTCATCTGACTTTCATCGTGCCACTTGGCGATGATATCATTTTTCATATCAGTCTCCGTTCGCAGAGACAACTCTTCCATCATCTCAATCACTTCTGGAACTGATCCACCCCATAAACAACCTTGAAAATAAACAGAGGTATCATCCTGTTCAGTGATACCAGCCGTAGATTTATCATAGGTTTCGAATGCACCAGGATACTGATTGTGAGGAGGCATCTTCATATAGTGACAAGGGTGATGCACTCCGATGTATGGTTTGGTTGAAAACAAATCCTCTGGTGTTACCGTATCAACCACTCGCATATCAGCATCAAGAAACAGAACCCAGTCATAGTTCTGAAGTTCTTGTTTGGCTTTTAGAATTGTTCCAAATCGAAGAAGTGTGATATAAGGCCAAGGTAAATGTTCTTGTGAATAAACCGATATATTATCTGGAGTTCCTTCAAGTTTTCCATCAGTAAAGACAAGATACTGTTTTGAAATACCAGGGATCAAAAACTCTTCACAAGCTTCATACCAGGTAGGAAGAAACTTAAGATACTTATCAGTTCCAATAAAGATAACAGCAACATTGGTCAATCTCATAGAACAGTCCATCCTTCACAGTAGAGATCTTTGGTATCGTGAAATGAATATGCAGGCCCAAACCACATCTTTGGAGCAATGACTTTCTTGTTTGGATTCTTCTGTAACCAAGCACCCCACCAACTCATTGAACTGTTGGCGATAATGGCGTGATCACACAAAGACATCAGACAGAGATCAATATAAGGAACCAATGCACCGTCAGAATACTTATCTTCAGGTTCCGAGAACATAAACCGATCAGGAGCAAAGAACTCTTGTTCCTTACACCAGTCAATCGAATCAGAGAACACCAGTACTGGCATATCCTCAGGCAGAAGTTTCAAAGCTTCTTCATAATATTCCAGAGGTTGAACTGGATGTTGATCTTGACAATTCACATACGCCCACTTAAATCCACGGGCATCAACAAGATTCGGATCACCACGACGAACGTGTAGAAAGGCAACTTCTTGACCTTCAAATTGTTTCATAAACTCTTGACAAGGTTCTAACCATTCGGATTTGAAGGTGTAGTCTTGACGAAGTTCATCTTCTACATTCTTAAAATATTTTTCACTCTGAAAGAATCCAGCAACGTTCGCACCATCAGGGCAGTTGTTAAAGATGTTTTCATCGAAATGAAAGTGTGGTTCTTGAACGGGAATAAAATGATAACAGAACTTGATGTTCTTTACAGTTGTCATTTCAAATGCATCCAGAAGCCCATAGTTATCGATCTGAGTACTCGGATCCTTTGGAGGAATGCAGTATTGATACCCATTATTCTTTGCAATACCTTTCAATGAGGCGTGTTGAAACATCTGGTTTCCCAGACGCCCCATTGTTCCCAGTGCATCAAACCCAATCATTTTTCATTGCCTCAAATACTTTAGCGATACCTTCTTGTGGAGTTGTCTTTGGTTGCCACCACCTTGTAATAAACATATCAGGTTTGTTTCGTTTGTCAAGTTGTACCGTATCTTTTTCTTCAGATGGTTGAAGATTTACGTTCTTACCAATCAGATTAAACTGACCAACAATCATTGATGCAATGTCAATGATTCTAGTAGAATTGAAACTGGTGATGTGAAGATTATCTTCTGAACGAAACTCACTATAGTTTAACATAATTGTTTCCAGAGCTTCACAACAGTCTTCTGCATAAAGAAACTCTCTTTCTTCTTGACCATCAGTCAACATATCAATCACACCAGTTTCAAAACCTTTCTTGATAAAGTCTGTGATAACGTGTGACTTTTCATAATCTTTCTCGATTCCATACACGTTCCAGAACTTTACAATAAGACCATTCAGTGATTTTGTATAGAGTTCTCCTACATTCTTTAGAACACCGTAAGGTGAGTAACTCATATTACTCATCTGTGATGATGCGAACACAAATGGAACATTGTATCGTTTCAGATATTGAAATGCATTGACCATAATACGACTGTTGTTATTAATGAAGTCGTAAGTGTGTTGATACTTCTTGAGATAACGAGAACCACCAACATCAAATGCAAGAAAGAAACAGAAGTCTGTATCGTTAAGAACGTCGTGCAAATTAACGTTTGGAATGAGTGTCATATCTTGCCAAGACTCATTCGCAACGTCAAACTCTTGAACGATATGCCCTTTGTTACGAAGATATTCGGTCAGATATGCACCAATCTGACCACTGGAACCGAGAATAGTAACCTTCATTTATTTCAAGAATATGTTTTCTTACAGACTTGCCAGGAAATCCATTCGTAGGTTTTACGAATACCCTCTTCGAGAGTCATAGAATAATCCCAATCAAGTTTTTCACGAATCAAATCATTATTTGAATTACGACCACGAACACCCAGAGGGCCATCGATGTGTTGTTTCTCTACATTCTTTCCAGATACTTTGGCAACAGTATCAACAAGTTGATTGATTGTCACCATCTCTTCTGAACCAATGTTCACAGGGCCAACAAAGTCACCATCAACTAATCGACGGGTTGCTTCGATGCATTCATCAATGAACAAGAAGGAACGAGTTTGTAAACCGTCTCCCCACACTTGGATGCATCCACCTGCCTCTGGAAGATAAGCAACTTTACGGCAGATTGCTGCTGGAGCCTTTTCTCTTCCACCTTCCCAGGTTCCTTCGGGCCCAAAAATATTGTGGTAACGAGCAATCCGAACTGGAATGCCGTAATTACGGTGATAAGCCAGATACAATCTTTCGGAGAACAGTTTTTCCCATCCATATTCGGAGTCTGGGTTGGCAGGGTAGGCTGATTCTTCACGACAGTCTGGATTATCAGGATCAAGTTGATTGTGTTCTGGATACATACAGGCAGATCCAGAATAGAAAATAGTGGTTTGATTCAGTTCAGTTTGTTCATTGAACTTACGTTGTTGTTCAAGAACATTCAGATTGATTTGAACAGAGTTGTGCATAATGTCAGCATCGTGTTCTCCCGTGAACACAAATCCAGCACCACCCATATCAGCAGCGAACTGATAGATCTCATCAAAAGGCATCAGATACCTTTCGGGAACGCTGTGATAGAAATTACCTTGATCTCCTGCAAAACGAATACAACGTTTCACAAATGATTCGTTTCGAAGATCACCTAAAATGAATTCGTTCGCTTCTGTATCAGTGAACTCTGGATACTTAAGGTCTACACCACGAACCCAATATCCTTCGGATCGCAATCTTTTAACCATATGGCTTCCAATAAAGCCACCAGCACCAAGAACAAGTGCTGTCTTATGAAATCGACTCATCGAAAAAATAATATCTCTTCTCTATGTATTATACAAAAAAAGGTGGGTTTATGCAACCCACCTCAGTAACTCAGGCTCGCCACCTATTCTTTTAGACGAACGGAAAAATAGGAAACCGTTGCAGATGTTCCGCACCACCAGTTTTTGAAAGAAACTGGAAACTCATCGAGGGGGGTTCCCGACCAGGGCAGAGTTTATAGTCTACTCCGAGACTAGTCATTCCAATATTCAATATCGTTTTCATCAATGTAACAGGGGTCACCTGCTAACCATTTCGCATACTCAATGTCTTCCATAGCAGTAGTACATTGTAAACCATTATCAAAGAGATAAATGTCATTCCAGTGTTTTGTGTAATCGTCTTTCTTTTGTAAACGATAATCTGGTTTTCCATTGAGTTCGATAAGACCTCTTTCTACAAAACGGAAACCATCTCGTTCAAGAAGAACCTTTGTCATACCACCACTCCTGCACTTTCCAGATCTTGTGCAACACACTCCATCAGAATATCATAATCGTCAAGAGGATCACCAGAAAATACCACACCTTCGTTCTCATAAAAACGTCGCACTTTTTTGAAAAGTTTTGGATTCTTTACATCAAGATAATATTCACCTGCAGCCGCACACTTGAGAGTGCTGACATCTTTTTTGAACTTTGAAATGAGAGACATTGTTTTGAATGTTGACCTGACTATTATAAGGGGAAACCTTGAGGTCGTCAAGGGGTTTGATAGGGCTGCCGAGAATTGAACTCGGTTCAGCCGCTTATAAGGCGACGGCCTTAACCAATAGGCGACAGCCCCCTAGACGGTTACTTGCCTATTCGTTCGATAACCGTCAACCCATTATTATTAGTCCTATGAATCTTGAACTGCCATTTCTTGGGGTTCTCAATCATATAATGAATAATTGCAGGCAACAAACCATTGCTTCCTACACGACCCATAAACTCTTCACTGCGAGTTCCATAGGTTTGTGTATCGTGAAATGCAATGTACTTTTTAACTTTTGGAGCGTGCAGTTTAAGTTCTGCAATCAGTTGATCGTAACAATGCCAGGTATCAATGAAAAGAAGATCAGTCTCATCGATCTCCACATCCAAAACATTCGATTGAATATACTGAACATCCTTACCTTCTTCAGCGGCAAGTTTGAACAGTTCAACCATACGACCATCGAGAAAAAGATCATATGCACGGAGAGTTACATCCGAAGCCAAAAATGCACGAGTGCTGACACCAGTGCGAGTTCCCATTTCGGTGACGTGACTGACTTCATCAGCAAGTGATTTCAAAACATCCATATGTTCGTTGATGTCAGAAGGAGTGTCTCGTGCGATACGGAACTCTTGATCAAATACAATAGTGCTCATGGTGCTTCGTTTGTTTCAGTATAAAGTTTCAAATAGTCTTCGTCATAAGGAATCAACATCATATCTTTACCTTTGTAATCGAAGACAAAGGATTCTTTTTGTTGTTCGACTTGTTCGAAATATAGTTCAAAATTTTCTTCCAACTCTTTAACCGTAATCCTTTTCATTTGTATTATATAGTTGGATCGGGGTGACACGACTTGAACGTGCGACCTGAAGCTCCCAAAGCCCCTGCTCTACCAAACTGAGCTACACCCCGTTAATAACAAAACTAATTATACTACTTCTTATGCCCCTTGTCAAATGGAGCCCAGTGTTGCCAGTTGTACTTATGAATGGCCCAGATACCCATAATCGGTAGAACAATCAGAATGTAACCAAGAAATCCAAGCGTATATGGATTTTCTAATACCCAACGTGAGAAGTGCCCCATCAATAACAAACCAAGGAATCAAAAAGATTATTGGAGAGTAATTTTGAGCCACGGCAACAGAGGTGGAATCACCCCAACAAGTCTTAGCAATCCTTCAGCAAATAAAGCAAGAACCACCCACCCAACACACATAGAAATAATGGAAGCATTCCGATTGTGCCTTCGTATAGAAGCATCGATCATCTCCTGAACTTCAGAACGAGTTACCAATTCCTCCTGTTCGTGCATCATTTTTCATCACCAAGAAATTTAGCCAGAGGATCTTTTCTGGTCTTTACGATTTCAACTGATCTTTTGTAGAACATATTGTCTGTATTACCAGACGTTTCAAACGTCTCCTTGATCTTCACCCAATTGTCGTAGGTGCGTTGATCCATAAGGTTTAAGTTGAATACTACTAGTTATGTTAGTGAGTAATATTCAACTGTCAACTTTGTTAGGGTTTGATGATAGTGTTGAAAAGATTATAAAAAATGGTAGTGAGTAGGACTACGCGCCCTCAAGGGCTGCAACTTTGGCTTCGAGGGTTTCGATCTTGGCGATGGCTTCCTGCAGCGCAGCGGTCAGCAGCGGCACCAGCTTGGACTGGTCGATGCCTTGGTAGATGGGATTGCCCTTGTCATCGACGGCATCCTTTTCGCCAGTAACACATTCAGGAACAACGGCTTGAGCCTCGTGAGCAATGAAACCATCAACCTGTATATCGGGATCAGCGATAAAGTTGAAGCGGCTGGGCTTGAGTTGCAGCACACGCTCCGATGCGCCAGTGAGCGGAATAATGTTTTCTTTGAGGCGGTAGTCAGAAGAAGTCGTGTATGCCGTGGCCGAAGCGTTTGTTGAAATAGAGCCAACTTCGCCGTTTGGATTAAAAAACAATACGTGCTTTTGTGAAGCCGTGCTGCTGGTGGATGAAAACAAGGACATCCGACCATTCGTTTGTGGCGTAAATGCCGCTCCGGTTACGCTTGCACTAGGAGTACCTGTTGTGTCAAATAACACTCTTCCATCACTTGTAATCCTCATCGCCTCCGTCGGGCTGCTCGTTCCATCGGCGGTCGTGGCAAATGTTAAAGCGCCTGGATAGTCACCCGATCCACTTCCGCCCCATCCTGTATCTGCGAGTGCTGTGATCCATGCAGCTTGATTTCCGGTGGAATTTGTAAATTTAATTTGCCCAAGATTCTGACCAGCGGTTGCGCCATCACCTTTAGCAAGAAGCAAAATACCCTCACCAGTGGAAGAATCACTATTTGCTTTTGCTTGGATAATTCCGTTTCCAAGTTGACTAGACGTGCCAACTAAAAGGCGTCCCGAGCTGTCAAGGCGGACGCGCTCTGTGCCTGCGGTATCAAACCGCATTGAGTCGTTAAAATGATCGTAAGAGACTCGTCCGGAAGTGTTGCTACTTGTGTCACCAAAAGCCAGGGCACCTGTATGACCGTCGTTGGTGTTTGAGATCGTGACGTTTCCACCGTCAGCAACACTTACGTTTAAGGCTGATACAGGACTCGTAGTGCCAATCCCGAAACGGCTATTTGATACATCTAGATAACAAAACTCACTAAGTCTTACTGTTTGTGCGGCACTGTATCCCAACAGAATTTTATGATCTCCGGCCCCATCTTTTCCTCTTAAAAATTGTCCATTAGTAGAGATATTAATGTCACCACCAGATACTTCTAATTTCGCAGAAGGTGAAGCTGTGCCAATTCCCAATCTGCCTGAACTATCAAACCTACCTACCTCAGCACCACCTTCACCAAACGCGATGGTATCAGCCGATGGGAAGAAAATACCGGTGTTACTATCCCCACTTGGGCTAATGGATGGAGCACTGGTGGTGCCTGCTGAAACAACGTATGATGTGGCGGTAACGACACCAACAACATTAACACCAGCGAGATTGGTTAATGAACCAGTTGAACCATCAGAATTAAAGATCTGAACACTGCCACTCGCTGCAGTGATACTCGTAATACCAGATATACTGTTTTGATTGATTACGGTCATCTCGGGTTCACTCTCCCCCTATTTTTTATTATTTAGACCACAACATAATTGCCATCGACGGTCAGAGTACCA